AATTTTGTGTTGCAGAAGATTGTGCCATAGTTTTTTTTACCTCTTATATATTATGCTGTCGTCCTATAGAGTTCCCCACCCTGCCCATTTCGGTAATGTTTTACTCACACGGAGCTTGAGAGATTTACCGAAAGAAGATTCAATATCCGTTCCGTTGTTCAAAGACTGGGACACATCACCCTGAAGATCCCATGCGTCTACTGAGATTGATGTCCTTGAGAGGACATCAAGAGTTATTGAAAGTGCGTCTACTTGGTCGTCGTGGTTTCCGTTGGGGAATGTCACCGCTTCGTCTACGAAGCTATCGAGCCAAGGGGATGCTTGAGGTAGGAAGACACGGCCTCCTTCTATGAGGGGAAGCACTGAGTTTACTCTGGCTACCTTGTCGTTGACTACCTTATAAGGGATTACGGACATGCCAGACTCACGCTTGAGTTCTTGGAGGATTGACTGACCAGATGCTTTGTCTTCTATGTACATCGCACGAAGACCTTTTCCACGCCACTTATTGTTTAAACGGATCAGGCGTTGTTTCAATTCTGGGAAGTCGTACTTCCCTCGCATAATGTCTACGATATAAATGTCGCCGTTCCTGTCTATGCCAGCAGTTATTGCTACGGAGTAGTCGGCTGTTTCTGTTTTCTTGAATGCTGTGTCCACCCCGATTACAAGGGTTTGAAAGTTTTCTGGGGAAAGATCTTCTGGGTATGACTGCCACCAATCTGATTTAATTATATTACCACCCTCGATGTAGGGCTGTTGTTGATAGAGAGATGCGAACTCTCGTGGGTTCAGGCGTTCCCGTCTGTGTAGTTCTTCTAGGGAGAAACGATCAGGCCACAGGGCTACCGTTTCTTCTTCCTTGATGTAGCGTTTGGACGGATTGTTTGGAAGTTCACCAGCCTTGATATACATGGGGTGATCTTCTGGTAGGTGTCGTCTGCTTATCTTTTTACCCGATAATGTCTTCTTAATTGCAGGGAAGTTAACGTGCGTCCAGCGTCCTTCTTCCCAGTCGTCACTATCTATAAGGCGACCTGCAAGGTCGTCTGGATGCCAGCGAGTTAGAATTACTATTTGCTTTGGAGGTGTTCGGTCTGTCTCTGGCTGGAGACGTGTGGCTAGAGCTGATGTGTAGTAGTTCCAAGTCTTGTTGCGTTGGGTCATAGACTCTGCGTCTTCTCTTGACTTGATGGGGTCGTCTACGAGGAGCAGGTTGGCTGGACGACCAGACGTTGTACCTCCGATACCGACTGCGAAGTATGCACCTCCGTTCTCTGTACGCCAGACATCAGCCGCACGGCTGTCTTGCGAGAGGTTAAAGTCTGGAAAGGCTTGGTGAATGGGCTTGGCTTCCACGACTGTCCGTACCTGCCGTCCGAAGTCTGTGGCGAGTTGGGAGTTATAGGAGCAAGACATAATATATCTCTCTGGATTGCGAGCCATGAAGTATGCAGGGAAAAGAACCGTGCCGAATGTAGACTTTGCGTGTCTGGGTGGCATGGTAATGAGGAGATTGTTCGTACCGAGCGTACCTTTCTCCAGTTTATCTAGGGCATCTATTAATTCTAGCTGGAAATCTGCAAGTTCCCACTCAGGGTAGTTAATTTTTACGAAGCCAAGGAAGTTTTCTTGGGCATCTCGTAATTTTAGTAGGTATTTTGCGGCTTCACGTTGGGTATTAGCCGCCATTCTTTGTCTTTCGGTACATCTGTCGTGCCATTGCTATGTCGAAACGTGCAGTGGGGTTAAGAATTGTCTCAGACATGATGCCCATTAGGTGATCTTTGATAGCATCTGCACGTTTTTCTGCTGGAACTACGGAAAGATCTAGCTTTTTCATGGCATAACCGAAGTCTTCCACGCCAATCTTGGAAAGATGTGCCTCTTTCTGGGGGTTATTCACTCTCATCTGGGTTCTCCTTTACATCTATTGCGTCAATACCAGAGGCAATGCGTTCTAATTCCTCACGGGACATGTCTATTACGTCCTTATTGTTGTGTTCGTGCTGGACATAGCTGGCATTTAGGTCTGGAACTACCTTATTAAGTAATATACCGAAGACACGAGCTTGGGTTGGCGACCAATCCGTGCCACCCATTACTACTTCATTGGCTATATCTATTTGATTACGCACGAAGCCAGCAATCTGGCCTCTGATCTGGGAAGATTGCATGGGTGTTAACTCATGTCTGGTAGCTAAAGCGGATACTTTTTTCATTTCCTCTAACTCTCTTTGCTTTTTTCTTTTGGCTGGAGCGTTTCGCCTACATTCTAGGCTACAATTCTTGACCCAGTCGTCCTTACTGGCTTTGACATAGAACTCATTGCCACATGTTTCACATTCTTTATACACACCTCGACGTTTCAAAATTTGCTCCGATTAGTTTTGGGGTAGGGGGAGGTGACACTTGGAAAACGTGAACGGCGGGAAGGGGTGTATGCCCCCCGTAGGCGATAAGGGAACTTGATGGGTTGGAAATTTCGGTTTCCTTTTTCATCAATCAGCCAAACGGAGGAACGCATGGCTTTTACAACAAACGGCAAATCAATCAAGGACATCATGGACGCATTTAACGCAGGTGATGTCGAATTCGAAACAGTCCTCACAACATTCGAGGCACGACGTGATCGTGAGGGCAAATCTGAGGGCTGGGTCGCTCGCTACACAAGGGCGATTGACGCTCTGAACAAAGGAGCAGACGGCTCTGAGGTTGTCGCAATGGCTTTCGCAAAGGCAGACAAGCCAAAGGCGAAGGCGAAGGCAAAAGCACCTGCGAAAGCACCTGCAAACCCATTGTCGGATTTGAGCAAAGCTCAAGTCGCACAGGTGATGGCGTTTGTGAAAATCATCAAAGGCTAATCCCCACACACACGGGAGGAGGGCGAAAGCCTTCCTTCCTTTTTTTTGTGATGAGTATGTGGAAACGCATACTTTTCCCAAGAAAAACGACAACAACTTGACACCACAACGACTAAGCCGTTGTTTTCGTTGAGTTTGTATATCCCTCATAGGGAAGTGTTCTTGGGTTTTGGCTTCTCGGACGTTTTGAAAACCTCTCCACGAGGCCAAGAACAATGGGTTAGCACCTAACATATCAACCACTTAACCAAAACGACAAAAATCTGTCGTCCCAAACATACAAGGAGGAAGACATCACCTGGAATAGTACAAAGCCAACGAAGTTCGTTGGCGTTATCAGGCTCTGTTGCCAATCAAATGCCAGAAACAGAAATGTATCGCTGGTCAGGGAAAAACAACAAAGGTGTAGTACAAAACACAAACCATACATTCCCTATAAGCTGTAACACAGCGTTGCGAGATCAACAGAAACATCGAACTTCTCTTAGGTTACTGAAACTCACGAGGTCAGACAATGCGTCTGGCCTCATTTTTTTGGAGGTCACATGAACATTCAACATGACAATCACATAGTTGCTTGGCTACGAACTCAGCCAAATGCAATGCACTTAATCATGCGTCTTGTATATGCTCGAAAGAGAGGCCGAGCATGAACAAGGCACTATCACAAGAAATCGACATTGCTATGTCTCATCGTCTGGCTGAAGTCAGACGTGAGGCAAACGAGAGAAGACGAACCGAAGAACTCAAGGCAAAGCGTAAGTTTTACAGACGAGAACTTCGAGAGTTCGCTTTGTTTGTGGCTTTCATAGTTGCCGTACTCGTCTACGAACTTTGGCTTCCTTACGCCTACTCTGGGTTTCTACACATCACCAACATCTTTGGAGGGTAAATGACAGACAGAATTGAAATCGCAAAGAACGTAGCCAATCGAGAAGGCTTACGACTAACTCAAGTTGACCATGACACACAACCACTATTCACAATGACATACACTTGTATGCCGATTTCGGTTGGGTCTGTGGTCGATAACGTAACCATAGACGAGGTCTATAATGTCCTCGCTAAAATAACGAAGGATACAATATGACAACACCAACAGTAGAACAATTCGAAGAACTCGTATTAGAATGTGGCGATTCATTAGTGGATTGGCATGGCGAATATAGTGGTCGCTTCTTCCACAAGGGAATTGCATTAGAAACACGTTGCCTTGGTGACGCAGGTCAATTCGTCAAACTCATGGAAGGTCAAGGCTATACACTTGGTAAATGGGATCACCAAGACGACCTTGGTTTCGATAGCATTGTGTCATGGAGTCTGAAGAGATTTAAGAACTCTGACGCATACAAATTCAAGGACGCTGGCGAAGAATAAGCCGTCAAATTTTCACCCACCAAAGCCCTCAGTTGTGACGACTGAGGGTTTTTTAATGCCTAAACTAAGGAGAGTAATATGACAGACCCACAAGAAATCAACCTCGACAACGACATACCTGCAATCGAAGAAGATTGGGATAACGCAGACGATATTGTCTGCCCAAACAAGAACGAGATGCCAGACGTAGTGATGAGCCTTCTCGTATTTCCTACTGGGTTCAAGCACAAGCCAATAAGGAGTGAGTGATGGCTAACCCTTATCGCAAAGTAAAGCCAAAGGAAGTGAAGGACATTAGCGAAAAGGCCATCAAGGTTATCTGCTTTGATGGTTCTTCAGCAGTCCTTCCTAAGTCTTGCGTAAGACACAACTACATAACTGATGTGATCCACGTTCCGACGTGGCTCGCAAACAAAAACGAACTTCAATACCAGAACAAGGTAGTGTGGCTCTAAACACACCTTTAAAGCAACCTATTTGACAATCTGTACAGACTGAGATACAAGCGATCTGTTATCAGGTTGTCACCTTTTAACATTAAAGAGGGAAAACGAATGAAATTAACACGACAATTACACGACATTTTACTACTACCAACTGGCGAACAACGTCATCCACTAAGGACTTTTGTGAAGGAATGGTGCATACAGAACGCTTCAAAAATCGAGGCACAATCTGGCAAAACATATTCAAATTGGATTAGTCCAATGTCTAAGGCAAATTTGCTTTTGTTAGCTGACCTGATTGCATACTATGAGGACAAAGTTAGTAGTATCAAGTCTGCAAACAACACTCTCACACTTGAAGAAGTAGTGGGGACATTCGATAACAACGTACTAGCCTTTGATGAGATGAGGGACACTTTCCTCAACGGCGTATACATTTCCTATAAAGTACCTCATGGTGAGGTCGCAGGTACAAGCGACAACGACAAGCCGTTGCTAGAGGGAGTAACTGCTGAAGATATCTTACGAATGTTCGTTGATATTGCCAATGAAACTGGGTGCAATGACAACGACATGATTACTGAGGCCGTATGGAACGCATGTCGAATACACTCTAGCTTCGAGCCTATATTCAAATCAGCTATGGAGACATGGAAGGATTGCAGTATATCTGATTGTGAAGTTGAATGGGGTGGTAGTTCTGATGCCTTTGACAAGTTGCGTCACTGCCACAATCACTCTTGTGCATACATTACTGGAAGGGCAACCACTACAGCACAGACAGACGGCAAGCTAAAGACACCAGACGATGCGTCTGCGGCGATTGTGAATACGATAATGACCAAGTTAGGTCTGCCTAATATCGAGGACGTAATAAACAAACTGAATAGATCCTCAGACGATATGTCTGAAAGGGATACACGGATTGCTGAACTTGAACAGAGAGTAAAGCAAACTGCCCTTGCTCCTAGCACACAAGTAAGTCAGGAGACAAAGGGTAACGGCACAATTCCTAACGGCAAACTTGTACTCAAGAAAGCACATGAACTGTTTGATATGCCTAAGAAGGATTTCGATTTCGAAGTCAACGTGTGGGAATGGGATGCACCTAATCCTCATGTACCAGAGATTGATCCTCACTACATCTTCAGGCCAGAAGAACTATTCAAGTTCTTGTACGCTATGATTATGAACCAGAGAGCATACTTCTGGGGTGACACGGGTACTGGTAAGACAACACTAATCGAGCAAGGTTGTGCGAGGATGAACTATATGTTCAACCGTATCAACTTCGATAGTGATATCGGTAGGTTTGATCTGGTTGGTAGAGATACCTTAATCTCAGATGGAACACGGACAGTATCTAAATTCATAGAGGGTGCATTGCCTCAAGCTATGGCTAACCCAACTGTTCTATGTTGTGACGAGATAGATTTCTGTAGACCAGATACTGCATACGTTATGCAGTCTGCCTTAGAGGGCAACGGCCTGACACTCATGGAAGATGGAGGTCGTATCGTTAAACCTCACTCTATGTTCAGGATGTTTGCGACTGGAAATACTCAGGGTCAGGGAGACGAGAAGGGAATGTATGCAGGTGCTAGAAACCAGAGCATGGCATTGCTTGATCGCTTTACTGTATGGGCAAAGGTTGACTATCTAAATTCCACACAGAGAAAGCAGTTGCTGAAAAAGAAATGTCCCTCACTTGAGAAGAACCATATCGACATGGTCTGTCAGTATGTGACTGAGCACATGAAAGCATTCGAGGACTCAAGAGTGTTTCAACCTATGTCCCCAAGAGGAATGATCTCATTGGGTAATGCAGTAGCTACGTTTACTGCACTTGATCCTAACAACCCGACCAAAGCAATACAAAGAGCCTTCGATACTACAATCTTGGAGCGAGCAACAACCCAAGATCACGCAGTATTCAAGGGCATTACACAAAGGGTGGTGAAGTGATGCCCAAGTTTAAAGTCACACACTACAAAGATGTACTCTACAAAGCTGACACCATTGTCGAGGCAAAGGATAGACAGACAGCAGAGAGCATAGCATACGACATCCCTATGGATAAATACCATGAATTGGATTGGAAAGATGCTGAAGCAGAGATAGAGCCTCTTTGGGAAGCAATGCAAGCAGAGGAGATAACTGAATGAACGTAGAACAATTATTAAAAACTCTACAAGAGCTTGTGGAAATGTTTCCAGAAGCAAAGAACTTACCCATCAGGGTTATTGAAGGATCAGATGATGATGAGGATGGATGCCTGAAAGGAAACTATTGGATGAGTTTTGATAGTGACTTTGAAGTGTCCTTCACTGGTCAGTCTGGCTACGAACAGTCAGGTGAAGTTCGCCTGATAGGGAGGTTATGATGACACTCAAGCAGTTGATAGATGAGACAGCCAAACAATCTTTTGTGGAGGGCTATAAGGCAACAGATGAAGAGGTGCTAGGTGTAATTATAGCCAAGCATTTTAAGTGGAATGGAGATTTGATTTTCAGTGTAGCACAAAAGGCATTTGAAGATGCAAACTTCCATTCCTTTAACGAGAAATTTGAACAGTTATGGGAGGATGAAGTTAATGAGTAAGATACCACACATTAAAATAACTGAGACGATGCTGAACAAGTATATCATTGATGCAAAGGTTGATGTGCTGAAACTATTCGGAGTGCTTGCGTTCCCAGTAATCAAATCGGTTGATGTCTTCGATCCATATACACAGACGGGTAAGACAACCATCAGGTTCTACAAAACAAGGCGTGGTGACAAACGCATGAGCATCAAGAACCTCAAAAAGTACGCCAATGTAGGAGACTACATCACGTTCAGCGATATAGCAGGTACGGCTCACATTAAAGGTATGACTGTAACAACAGACGGAGTCATATTTGTTAGGAAGGTGGCATGACTGAGTTGCAGATGGAAACCATACTCAACGAAGTGTTTGCCAAGGTATTTCCTAACACAATAAAGGAGATTAACGGCAGATATACATGCACAGAATGTGGATTGGAATGGTCTGCGTGTCTTGGAGACGATGAGATACCAGACGAATGCCCTTGTAACCGAGGTGGACACATCATTGAGTGGGCAGACAAAGAACGAGAAAAGATCGAAGGCGTTGGGTTATCTGACGGCCTCGTAAACATAATAACTCAAGTAATAGAGAGGAAAATGAATGAGCGATTCAGATAAAGCGATAGCATCCACGATGCTCAACGACATGGGTATCAAGACAGAGACAGATACCCAGACGGAGATGCCTTTAACTCAGCCGTCTCGTAGGTCTGGTATTAGTACTGGCAGAGCCAGAACAAAGACAACACCTTACAAGCCAACAGTTCCGAGAAAGTTTGATCGGAAGATCACAACGGCTGATGAGTATGCTGAGATGTACCCACATATAATGACACCTCATGTAGCACAGAAGCCAAAGATGGTTGCAGTTCTGAGAGATGTAATGAGCAAAGTATTTATCAGAGATGATGATGCGATCATAGATCCAGAAGACTACAAGTTAATGGTCACGCTTACGACCACCTATTTCAACGACATTCTGGAGGGTGCAGGTTTCATATTCAAAGGTAAGCACGAGGATCTCAGGAAAGATTTCGGCTGGTTTCTCAAGAACATTTTGGAAGATGAATATGTGTTCAGAAAAGGTGAAGGTCACAAGCATTACAAGGTAGTGATGAAGGGAGATAAGA